CTGGCGTAACTGAAAACATAGTACCGTCTGACTATAACGAAATAGCTGCAGGTACAGGTCAAGTTACAGGTGACCCATCTGTAGATCTACCTACCGCTACAGACGTATCTACTGCAGATGTACCTACAGCAGAAGGTCCAGCAGGTGTAATGACAGCAACAACTGTAGCTGATAAAGTTAAAACTGCTACTGATGCTATGACTGCAAAGACAGGTGAAGTAGGAGATGACGCTCAAGTAACTGCAGCAACAGAAGATAAGTCTGCCGTATCCGATCTGGAAGCAGCACAAGGTACAGCTAATGTAATAACTAATCCTGTCAAACGTAAAGTAGAAGACGGAGAGATAATAAGTGGGGCTGCTGACGCAGCTACTGCCGCTGAATTTACAGAGCAGATAGAAGCAGCTACTGCTACACCCTCCGATAAAGCTACAGTTAAAGGTCAGCTCGACACACTAATGGATGACTTCGATGGTGGTGAGACACCTGTATGGGCAGCAGGAGCTATGAGAGCCGCTAACGCAGCGATGGCAGCTAGAGGGCTAGGTGCATCAAGCATGGCTGGACAAGCTATCATACAGGCAGCTATGGAGTCAGCGATACCTATAGCTCAAGCTGATGCTTCAACTACTGCACAATTTGAAATGCAGAACTTGTCAAACAGACAGCAACGTGCTATGCTTGCAGCTCAACAAAGAGCTACATTTATAGGACAAGAGTTTGACCAAGAGTTCCAATCACGTGTAGCTAACTCCTCTCGTATTGGTGACATAGCTAACATGAACTTTACAGCAGATCAACAGATAGCTTTAGAGAATGGCAGAGCAGCTAACACAATGAACATGGCTAACTTAAGTAACTCACAAGCTATGGTTATGGCTGAGGCTGCTGCACTATCACAGTTAGACATATCAAACTTAAACAATAGACAACAAGCTGCAGTACAGAATGCTCAGAACTTTATGCAGATGGATATGCAGAACTTAAGTAACGAACAACAAACTAGTATGTTTAAACAACAGCAAGTTACAGCTTCTTTGTTTACTGATCAAGCTGCGGAGAATGCAGCTAGTCAGTTAAACGCTACATCTGAAACACAGACACAGCAGTTCTTTGCTAGTCTAGCTAACCAAACCAGTCAGTTTAATTCTACTCAAACTAATGCAATGTCAACCTTTGATGCAGAACAAACTAACACACTTAAAAGATTTAATGCAGAGTTAGATAACCAACGTGATCAGTTTAACGCTACTAACGGATTAGCTATAGCGCAATCTAATGCACAGTGGAGACAGAATGCTACTACTCTCAATACTGCTGCAGCTAACGAAGCTAACATGGAGTACGCTAAAAACGTAAACGGTTTAACTGGTACAGCACTTGATCAGTTGTGGCAAAGAGAAAGAGACTTAATGTCTTTTGCTTTTACAGGATCAGAAAGTGCAGCAGACAGGGCAGTAAAGATTGCAGTAGCTAAACTAACAGGTCAACAACAAGCTGACTTAGCTGATCAAATGGGTAAAGGATCTTTCTTCTCTACTATATTAAGTGGTTTTTTAGGAAAGAAATTTGGGTTTTAATAAATGAGTTTTTCAGATAAAGTTTCAGAACTAGCAAATTTCTTTTCTAATCATTTTGAAAAAGTAAAAGAGCTTCCTACTGATAGTCTTGCAGGTGCGATTACTAAAGGGGCTACGGCTGTAGCTAAAGCTCCTACGTTTTCACAATCAACAGCAAGAGGTGACGATCCTTATCCTGACATGATAGCAACAATAAATAGTATGGTAAAAACTATAACTGAAGGTAGTGCGTATGATGACTTCAAACCTAAGTTAAGACCTAAAGTAGATCCGTTTAAAGATATACGACCTAAAAAAAGATCTACTGTAAAAGAAACAAGCACCACTACTACTACTAAAGAACCAAAAGGTCTTATTGAAAAACCTAAAGCGTTTGAATTAAACACTATACCCCGTACAATTTTTTCTAAAAATGGTGAGTCATACTCTTTAACTGACACAGACATCGACATTATGGCTAGGACTATTGCGGCTGAAGCACAGGGCGAATCTCTTAAAGGGCAGATTGGTGTAGGGTATGTTATATTAAATAGAACATTAAGTAAGTGGCAAGGAAAAGATACTGTAACTAAAATTATAAAATCTCCTTATCAGTTTAGTGCATGGAATGAAGATAGTAAAGTTGATCCTAGAGCTATTAAACCAGAAGATAATAGTTATAAGACTGCTTTAAAAGTTATTGAAGGCATTACTTCTTCTAGGTACAAAGATCCTACAGGAGGTGCATCTTATTATTGGAATCCTGAAGTAGCAGAAAGAAAGTCTTGGATGAGTTCAGCAGAAGCAGAAAATAAATTAACTATAGGCAAACATACTTTTGCAGGAATCGCAAACAATCCCTTTAAGTATATATATAAACCAGTAAAAAGATAATAGGAGAAACACTTTATGAAAACTAATGCACTAATGTCTCCTCCTAATAGTAAAAAAGAAAAAGATGTACCTGAAGAAGAAATAACTGATGTAACTAGAACTACAGCTAAACTAGCTTTAATGATATATGAACTTAGAAACAATGAAGAACTATAGGTAAAATAAAATGAGTAACATACAAGAAAGTCTATTACAAGCTGCAATACCGGGACAGTCTCTTACTGACGAACCTAAAAACTTTCCTTGGGAAAGACCAGCAGAATACAGTGACCCTATTAAAGCAGCAGAGTATGAGTTAAAAAAATTAAATGATTTAGATACTGTAGATAGTATTGTTACTTTATTACACGCAAAGTTTCCTGTTATAGCTTTAGCGGAAACTATAAAAACAAATAGTCAAGCAGATGGTTTGTATAATCCTGATATAGGTTTATTAATAACTCCTGTAATAAAAGAACAATTAGTAGCTATTGCAGAAGAAGCAGACATTGAGTTTGTAATGGGTGATGAAGAAGATCTAGAAGAAATAAAAAAACAAAAAGAAGAAAGAGTATCCTCATTAGTTGCTAAAAAAATAATGGCTGTATTAAAAGACGACCCAGAAGATGAGCTACTTCAAGACGCTCTTAGTTTTGTAAAAGAAGATACAGAAGAATTAAATATAGATGAAAATGCTGACGATATTATGATGTCTTCTAATGAACCTGAAATAAAAATAGAACCTGAAGAAGATACATTAGTAGCTGCTGCACCAACAGGTCTAATGAATAGGAGTACAATGTAATGGCAGGTTTTTGGGCAGGGTTTGGTCCTCAGTTTACACAGGATGTAAATAAAATAAGGGACGACATAAGAAAAACTAATGTGACACGAAGAGATCATCTTAGAACAAATGCGCCTCGACTTGTAGCAGATGCTGAAGAAGGAGCAGAAGAAGTTTTAACTAAGATAAATCGAATGGTTGCTATGGGCATAGATAAAAGAGCTTTACTTGGTGTGTATGAAAAAGGAGATGTCTTTTCTATTAATGAATTATATGATGAGCTAGAGGCTAGACCTAATATAAAACCTGATAGGCTTCGTATGATTAGTGAAACTGCTGCAGATTGGGCAGGAGATGCTGACATAGATATTAAAGATGCTATATATAGAAGTTTTAATTTGTACCACGATCCTGATGCAGCACCCGATGAATCCGACAGGGGCAATATTATACAAGCTATAATGACAGGTGGACTAAGTGATGACGATTATTTAGATGAAGCTTATGTTGGTGCTTACACAGGAAGAGATATAAATAGATTAATGGGAGGAAGATCTAGAAATACAGGTTCAGGAAGTGTAGACTTATCTGAGCAACTAGGACCAAAACCTTTATCTTCTGCTAGAGAATCACAAAACAGAGCAGATTTATTTTCTTTATTTAAAGAAAGAATTGAAGCCCGTCAAGGTGAGATTGATGTACGAGACAATGGGTATAGTAAGATTTTAAATAGTGAGCAAGGGTATTCACAAACAGAAATATTTGATAGATTAAGTGCTGCAAATATAGGCAGAAGTTTAACAAATTACGAAAGAACTTTTGTTAATTCAAATAATAGTGCTACAGGATACGCAAACTACATAGAAGCAATATCAGAACTAAAAAGATTAGATGCGGTAACGTCTAATAACTTTACATCATTTGCAACTAGAAATTATCAAATGCCTGACATGGTTACTTATGCCCTTGATTATGACCCTTATTTATTTGCTTATATGAGTGAACAAGAAGAAGATTTTGGTGGTGCGTACACACAAAACCCACGTACATCTTCAATGAATGCTGCACTTAAAACATATAAAGATAGGCTTGCTGTACAAGGATTAAGTTTTGATACAGAAGAAGACGCTATACTAGCAATAAACAACCGTAATGAAGGTGGTTACGTAGTTATAGATGATGTAATAAAATATGTTACTCCAGACGTATAGGATTTTTTTATGGGTGTACTAGACAGAACTGAAACACGAGGGCTATCTGTTCTAGGAGTAGGTAGTGCTTTTGAAGAACAAGATTTTTCTATACCTCTTACACCAGAGTCAGAGGTAAGTTTGGATGCTGATGCAGGAATAAAAATTCCTATTACTCCTAATATAAGAGATGACTTTTCTTCTGATGCAGACAGAGATAAAATATTTTTACAAGATTATTTTCCTGATGTGGATAAACATTTAGTTTATGATCCTGAAAAAGATGTAGCAGGAAGTAATCCCTTTAGTTTTGTTACTCCAAAATTACCTGATGGTAGACTAGACTACTGGAAACTAATGAGTCCAACTACTGTAAGAGGTCCGGGCTGGGATAGATTAACAGACGAACAACTTGAAGAAAGACATCAAGAGTATAAAGATTTGTGGGAAGGTCAGTCGCCTGCAAATAAAAGAATGTATCAAGCTAAACAGATAGATTCAAAAAGATACCTAGCAAAAAGAGACATACAAAAACCCGGTATTACTTTACCTGAATTAAAAACTAATCCAGATTACTACAGAGTTGTAGAAAATTATATGGATAAAAGATGGGGTATGAATTTAAATACCAATGACCAAGAAGAAATTGTAGATGCTTTTGTAGAACACAGAAGAGACTTAGATGATTACATATCTATTCACGCATGGAAACAATACTACTGGACATCACACACTGCTGAAGCAGAGGGTCTAGTTGCATCGAAAGAAGCTACAGACTTGTGGACTAAAGTAGGAGGGGCTTTTCAAAGAGATGCCTCTGGACTAGACAGATTAAAAGCTGTAGGAAATCACGCTTGGAATTTTGCCGCTGCTCCTGAAACTGCTATCTCTGCTTTTTTTGGCAGGGGTGCAAACAAAACTGCACTACGAAAAGGAGCAGATGCCTTAACTGAAAAAGAAAATAAAAAGTTTGCAAGAAGACTAGAGAAAAATAAAAAATATTCAGATAGTGAAAAACAAAGATTAGTAAGAGTTGACAAAGACAGACTACTTAATAAAGGCATGGCTGATTCTGAAGTTCAAGGTAAAGCTTTACGAAGAGGTGCATTAACTACAGCAAGTTTAAATGCTATGTTTGATGTTGGTTCTGACATTGCAACACAAAACACAAACCTTATTACTGGAACACAAGATAAGTATAATTACTTTTCAACAGGACTGTTTGGTGCAGGTGGTTTCTTTTTTGGTGGTGGACTAGGTTATGCATATCAAGTAGCAGCAAATAAAAGATATAGGAATGTGTTACTAGGTAAGAAGACTACTCCGTGGATTATGGAATCTATTATAGGTTACAAGAATGCCGCATTAAAAAAAGCAGAAACATTTAGTCCTAATGATGCATGGAAAACTTTTAAAGAAATCAAGTTAAAAGACGGCACTGTAAAAAGTGCTTCTGAAGAACTTCAAAAGTTATTAGATGCTAACACAAAAAAGTTTACTTCTTTTTTTGAGAAGGCTAAAGCAGGTTCTCCCGGTAGAACTACTCCAAAGGGTCAAGAGATTGACTATCAAGATGCTGCATATAGAACTTTCTTTTGGGGTGACCCAGAGAATGGTTTAGAAGGTGTAATGAATATATTGGAACGATACGGTATTGAATACCTTGGTCCACGAAAAGGTTTAAAAAATAAAGACGGTAAAGCAATAACTGACAACTACGCTAACTGGTTTGCAGATGTAGTTATGAAAGCACCAAAAGAAATACGTAAAGAATTTCAAACTATGTTTAGAAAAACATTAGGTAAAGAGTTAGATGATTTTAAAAATCCTGCAACAGGAAAACCTGTATCTTTAAATGAGGGTATGTTGAGAGATGCTGCAGCAATTAGAGAAGCAGGAAAACGTCTAGGACTAATAGGTAACAACTCACGATTTTTAAGAAGAGGCGCACACAGATTAGAACTTCCCAAGAAAGGTTCTACATTAACACTAGCAGATGATGTATTAGAACCTGTTCTTCCATTCTTAGAACGAATGAGAAAAAAAGGAGTTCCTGTACTAGGAAAAACAGTAACTGATTCTGGTATATGGGCGGTTAGTCAACTTAGTTGGTTAACAGAGAGGTTTATAAAAGGTATTGTTATAAACCCCGGCACAACATATTTAAATGTAAGAGGTTGGCAGATGTTAAGCGGTTTACAAACTGCTGCTCAAATATCTCAAGCAGCTTTATTTTATCCTATAGCATTGCTTTCTAAAGATGCAGCAAAAAGAAAACGATGGTTTACTAAAGCAAGAAACATCAGACTGAATCAAATATACAAAGCAGGTAGATTACTTGACCCTGATTCTGCTGCTGATGATGCTATGTCTTTTATGAATTTTTTTCCTGACGTAGATAAACTAATGAAGTGGGCAAACGGTGGCATAGAAGTTACAGACTTTCCTGCCTACATGGGCATAATAAAAAAAGAAGAATCTAGAAGCGTACTTAATCCTAAACGATGGGTGGATGGTTACTTTGATTTAGGGCAAAAAATATATGGAACTAAAGCAGTAGACATATACACTAAGTCCGTAGAGTTTATGACTAATTTAGATATGCTTGTAAGAAAAAAATATAACATGGGTATTGATGAATTTATGGAACACCCTGATGCTTGGAAGATGGTTGAAAATCCAGAGTGGGCTGGTGTAACATCTGCTGCTGTAGCACAAGCACAACGTAATACTTTTGCTATGTCTTACTACACAAAGAACCCTAAGAAAGCTTGGCAAAGTGTAGTTAATGCCATTGAGCAAATGAGAAAAATGGCAATCTTTGGGACATACGGACCTTTTGGTCAGTTTTTTAATGGGACTCTTGCTTTTCAAATTGAACACTCAGGTATTAGTGCTGCTCAACATACTTTTAGAAAGTATGCTAAAAATAAAGCAGCAAGAAGAGCAGCAGAAACAGGTAAAGAAAAACCAAAACAACCAACAACAAGAGCAGAAAGAGAAGCAGGAGAACTAGACAGAGACATAGGAGAGTTAACTGCTAGAGGTGCAATTACTTGGGTAGGTTTAATTTATATGTCTACTGCAAGATTAAATGACTTAGAAGCAGGACTAAGTTGGGATCAACGAAGACAATCAGATGGTTCTATTATAAATATTAGATACGAATACCCTTTCGCACAAGCATCTTGGATAGGACAGATGGGCGCACACTTAATTAGAGATGGTAGTATTCCTGCTGGATTATGGGCAGATGGAGCTAAAGCATTTGGGCCAGAGGCTTTTACTAGAGGTGCATCACGAAGGTTAGGCGAATTAAAAGACATGTTTGAAGACATAATTTTTAATGGTAATAAAGAAACAGAAAATGTTGTAACGGAAATTCTTTTAGGAGAAACTGCAAACATAATTGCAGGTGTGTCAAGGAGTTTAGAACCTCAATCTTTACTATTAGAAAGTGGGCGTGATGACATTACTGTTGATAATAAAATTAAACATAAAAAAATAAACAGTGCCACTAGATATATGACAGGTTGGTTTGACTTAATGGGAGACTCAACAGAAATACTTGGACAGACAGAAAAAAGAGATGCTACTTTGTCAACTCGTACGCCACAACCAGTAACGAGAGTGTTAGGAGAAAGAGATGATAAAACAAGTCCAGCCCGACAAGTTATGGCTTTAATAGGTTTACCTTTTTATAGAGCAGGATACTCTAGTTTTTTTCCTGAAGTTAATAACCGTTTAAATTATTATATGGGTGATGCACTTAACGATGTGGCCCAAGAATATTTAGACAAAGGCTATAAAAAACTATCGTTAGAACAAAGACAATTAACATGGAAACAAGACATACTACCTATTGCTAAAGCAGATGCACTACGAATGTTTCAGAACTCTATTGATCCTGCAGATGAGATGGCACATTTATATTACCAATTAGCTACAAGACAATCAGAAACAAAAGTAAGTACCGTTTTTAAAAAAGTAATGCAGGGTGGCAGATTTAAAAATGATAAGGGAAACATTGTAAAAAATGTTTATGATTTATCTCCAAAGCAATTAAAGATTTTTATAAATGAATTATCAAGATACGACATAAGACAAAGAAGAAAACGTAACGAAGCTTTAGGTGTAAGAACTGAAGATGTTAATGTACCAAGAAAAAATATTAAATCTCTAGATAATTGGAATGTATTAAGAATCTTTGATTAAAAAAACTCTACCTATTAATATCTGTATATCTTTTACACCACATAAACACTTCCGTTAGATGTTCAATAGCTTTATCTTTCTCTACTGAATCATCCATGTTCTCCGATATGTAAGTCTCTAAAGGGTCTAGCTTTTCAGCTAGCCCTTTGATGAGATGATACTTTTTACTCTTGATGTATTGTTCTGCTTCTCTAATGATACTCATACTCCACACGAGCCTCCGTTACCACTGATGTCACATATGTCGTGAGTCTCTACGTGTTCATCAAACTCCTTACCTAATTTCTCAACTGCTTCACTGTAAGGTACAGACGTAAGCGGCTGACCACCTCGACTACCATCAGGGTAACACGTGAACCCTCGTAGTCTATGAGCGTAACTCGCTAACGTATTAGCGAAAGCCTCTACTGTATCCTCATTATTAAGTTTACTACCCCACGCAGGAAGATTAATTGTAGAACTAATACTCATGTCTACGTAGTCTTGCACGTCAGCTTGAAACTTAATCCTTCTCTCGTAGTCAGACGCTAAGTCTAACGCACTCTCGACATCCTCTGGGTCAGTACCGTACAGATCAATGAGTTCTTGAGCTGCACTATCTACTACATACTGATACACCCAACGTGTATTACCTTTTAAATATCTCCTCTTATATGCCACAGCAAAGATAGGCTCAATGCCTGTTGAAGTACCAGCCAGTATTCCTATAGATCCTGTAGGTGCAATAGCTCTATTAGCTACTGGTCTCGTAACGGATAACTTATCTGCAAACTCTTTAGATATTTTATCTGACTCTCCCTTGTATACGGATAGCCACTGGTGAAGTTCGGGTGACACCTCATATTTATATCCTTTTTTTATGAGCCACTCGTGTACACCCATGAAGCCTAGACCTAGCCTACGGTTCTTAGCTCTCACTTGATAGACCTTATCGTAAGGTAGCTGTGCCTTTAACGTCCCACAGATAAGGAACATAGTGGCTAATCGTACTACATCTTTCAGTTCTGAGATTGTTTCTATGCGTCCAAAGTTTAGTGACCCTAAGTTACACACGTCACTATCATCTTCTGATGTTACCTCAGTACACGCATTACGTAGTGTCTCATTCTCTTTATCGAAAAAGTTAAACGAGAAGCCCGGCTCTGCTGTCTTCATAGCTTGCTTGATGTTCTCTTGAAACACTGGGCCTACTTCACCTGTCTCGTAGTAGTTAAGTAACCAAGCAGTGTCGTAGTTAACTGACACATTGGTCATGTCAAGGGGTGCAGCAAAGTTAAAATCTTCTTGCTTTATATCCCAGAGGGTTTTACCCGTGCTACCTACAGGCATTGATGCCCAATCTTTAGCTACCAAGAACTTATTAATGTCTGCGTGTTGCCAGTTAAGACTAGCATAGATAGCTGAACGTCTACTGCCACCTTGCATTACTCTTCTACCAATCTCATTTATCATGTTCATCTTAGGGATAGGACCAGATGCTTCGCCACCTGTCCTCTTTATTGGTGTGCCTTCTCCTCTGTATACTGAGTAGTCAATACCTATACCACCACCTGTCATCAGACAACTCTCTGACTTCCAAGATAGGTTAGCCCAATCCTCTCGTGTATCTTCTTCAGCCTTGAGTAGGTAACAGTTGTTAAAGAACTTGTTAAGTCTACCTGCGTAGTACAAGTACCTACCACCCGGTATAAACTTCATGTCTCGTATGTATTCTTCTAGCTGTTGTCTATCTTCTTTACTGAAATATAAATCTGTGCCGCCACTCTGAATAGGTGAGACACATACGTCCTCAACTAATGTGTGAGCTAAGGCCGCCCAAGTTTCAGCGTTGTCGTGTCTATACTTGTGGTTAAATATATCTTCAGAGAATTTAGATCTGAACATAGGATTAAGATTGGATCGGTACTGCATTATCTGTTGTCTCCACTGCCTTTGATTTTACCTTGTCTCTTACGATTGTTTAGCTTGTCCATGTTGACTTCTACAACTTCCTTAAGAGAACTCTTATACGCATTAGCTATAGCTGTAGCGTAGAACACTACGTCACCTAACTCTTTAATCATGTCACCCTTAGACACAGACTTAGAATCACGTATAGTCTTTTGCATCTTACCTGCAACCTCACCTGCCTCACTCATCAAACCGAATAAGTTTTCATACAGGCGTTGATCTGGTGGTGTAATGATCATACCCTCTACCCAATCACTATAGGCAGTGAACTGATCTGTTGTATCATTTATATCTAACTTACTATCAAAGTATCCCATGTTTTTTAAATCCCCTTGCGCTATCATCGTGTTACCTTTCTTGTATTTTTATACTGCTTATGTGTACATCATCTATATCAAAGAAGACATTCTCTACTAATTCTCTTACATCTTGTTCGTGACCACCCTCATACAAAGATAGTATGTTAGCTTCGTTATCTATTGATACTCTAAACGTTACACTAAAGGATTTCATAGGACATCCTTACCCTCTAGTACATTGATACGCATCTCTGCATAACGTCTTATCTTCTCTAAGTCTATGATCTCTGACTCTACTGTAGTCATACCTTCGTATAGCTTATGTCCTGCCCTACTAGCGTACTTAATTATGTTACCTACCTCAAAAGAAAATCCGTTCTGCATAATAAAAGTTACTGGTTCTATAGCGTAACGAGTATAGTGAGAGGGTTCTTTTATTATATCCTCTTTAGATATATGTCTAGTGCCTGTTAGGTATGCTGGTGTAGTCATTAGTCTTTCCTCTCAGTCTTTAATACTATTCGTTCAACTGTTATTAGTTTGCCTTTTTCTTTTAGCCATGACTCAGGTACTACCCTGTGTGCATACTTAAAATTATTCTTCTCACACCAATCTGTATAGGTGCTTTTAGATCCTTTGTAAAGCTTTGCTTTAGCATTACTGAATACAAATCTAATGTCTAGCTCTGGATGCTGTTGTCTTATACAAGTATGCTTATGCCTATCTTCAGAATCAAAGATACCTTTGGTTTCACATATGATACCGTTATCAAGTAAGAAGTCTGGGGTATAAGTACGATACCTCAAGTCTTCCCACTCAATCTTTAGTAACTCATACCTAACCTTAGTTTGGTTATCCTTTAGGTACGCAGCAACCTGTTTCTCTAGGCCGCTACGATACCTGTATGCACTGTGCCTACGCGTCTTTGCCATTAGATTTCGCAGTTAAAGCATCTCTTAAGTCACCTAGTTTTACTGCTCCTTCTTTTTGTAGAGCCATTAGTACTTCATCAAACAGCTTTATAGCGTTCTGATTAATTGATACCCCATGCACTAAACTTTTTTGATCGTCAGTCAAGTCGTCCTCTTCGTGTTCCATATTATCTAATGTAAATTTTGTCATGCTGCTTCCTTTGCTATGTGTACGTAGTCTACTATTGGTTTCTCTTTAGCCTTTGATACTAACGAGGGTATCGTTTGTAGAGTAGGCCAACACTTATGTTTGTATGAACAGAAGCCGCACTCAATCGTAAGCTTCTTGTTACCTGTTCTTGCTTTGTAAAAGGTTTCATTGACTGCTTCGTAGCAACGCTCAAAGGGTTCATCATTCTCTAAGTAATTGTACGTATCAGTAATGTCAT